CGGGCGCCCTCGCAGGCATAGCGCAGCGCGTCGATCACGTGGTTGTCCTTGTCTTCGAGAATCGGCAGGATCGCCCCGGTAAGCGGGTCTTCCTTGTATTTGTAGAGCGTCAGTTCATCGATCAGATGCTTGCACCGCGGATGCACGACGATGTCGAACGACTTCAGGAATTCAACGCCCTCTTCCAGTGACTTAGCCCCCTTGATCGCAGGCCGAATCTTCGGGAATCCATTCTTCTGCATGTGGCTGATCGTCTCGGGCCGTGCAGAATCAGCCGTGATCGGCCACTTCTCAGCGTCAGGCACGCTCATGAACAGTTCCGGCAGGTTCACGATCTCGCAGCCCACCATGTAGGCCTCGTAATCCACATACAGACGGTTACCGTCGATGTCGCAGCGGATCAGCACTGAAGGATCGACCGAGAATCCCCAGTCGGCGCCCAGCCGGTGAATCGTGCCAGCCGGCCGCTCGAACTCTTCGACGCGCCAGTTATGAAACACACGCGCCGAACTGTTCTGCTGATATGCGCCAAGCCAGATATGCGCGTATTTGTCCGGGTCCCGCTTCCTGTCGTATTCCATCTCATCGACAAGCTCTTGCGGGAACCATGGGTTATCGCTGAAGTTCGCTTCGACCACCACCGCGTTCGGCGGCACATTCTCACCACGCAGCAACACATCAATCGGGTCGGTAGCGAAGCGCGGGTTCCAGCTAAACCACAGCTCGCTACCCGGCGCGCGGATCGTCGGCCGCAACAGGTCGAGACTGCGCTGACTGGCTGACTGCGCTTCCTCGAACCAGGCAATCTTGAATCCCTCAAGCGACTTAATCGAATCGCTCGTGTGATCCTGCATGCCCTGAAAGATGACGACGCCGCCAGCCTTCGAGTTGATCTGCGCGTCCAGCACATCGAAGTAATAGCCCGCGTTAAGGCTCTCGATCTTGCTCTCTATGAGCTTCTTGACCGAGAACTTCAGCGACTTCTGGATTTCCCGCAGACATACAGCATCGGTCTTCTCGCGGATGCATTCCTCGACCAGCATCTCAGCGAAGAAATGAGACTTTCCCGAGCCCCGGCCGCCGTAAGCGCCCTTGTAGCGCGCAGGATTGAGCAGCGGAAGATAGACCCGCGGCGTCTCAATCGTCAGCGTGCTCATTTCGGATCGATGACGACCCGCTCTATGCGCTGCACGACCGTATGCTCGCCGTCCTCGCCCGGCCCTACTACCTCAGTCGGGATCAGCTTCGAATAGAGCTGATAGAACTGCGTCTGATTGTCCTGCGCCCATGTCACCAGCGCATCGACGCCGCCAAGCTGATCGAACGCCTGGCGGAATGCTTCCTTCACAGCGACGGTCATCTTGTTGGGCGTCCCCTTCGTGCGGCCTCCCGTCTTGACTCCCTTAGCCATGATCTATAACTCTCTACTTTCGATAGTTACAGCACAGCTTTCATATGCCCGACGATCGCCTCGAACTCATCGAGCGCGACACGTTCAGCATTGGCGAGCTTCGCGCGGAAGCCGGCGATCTTCGCTTCGAGCATCATCAGATGCGTTTCGCGCGGGATCTCAGTTTCCTGTTGCGGCGCATCCGAAGCGGCAGTAGATATAGCGGCTTCCACAGCCGGCGCAGGCTCGCTCGGCGAGATAACGGGCTCCACCACCGTAGCAATCTCCGGCGCGGTCATTACAGGCGCATCGTTGACCAGCACATTGCCAGTGACAGGCTCGGTGCTGCTCGGTGCGGCGCTCAATGCTTCTGCTGCTTGTGCAATCGGATCGCTCATCATTCACTCCAAAGGTTAAGGGTGCCTCAGCCCGCGTCGTGCAGAGTTCCGGCGTGCCGGCGGAGACCCACGACTTCCAGAACGTCCGAGACTGCGCCGGTTATCGCACTCATGCGCTTGCGGAAAAAGTACCTGTCCGGCTGTGCTCTGCGTAGCCGACCTACGCGTGACAGGCTGTAAACGAAAAAACCGCCCGAAGGCGGTTGTTGGTTGAGAGGGCCGGCGCTGCGCCGGAATTTAACCGATGAAGGGAGCCTCCGCGCCAGCAACGTGGACCCCACAGCATTCACTCTCACGACTGGCGACTGATCCACCGGACTGGTTGGGCCTCCGCCCTTGCGCAGCTACCTGATGTCTTTTGCAACTCGGCCCAATCACCATGCGCGAGGAGGCTATATTTCAGCCTCTATGAAATGATACCGTTAAGCGGTTATTTCGGAAACCTTAGAATCGGAAACCAGAATGGTTTCTCCATACACCATGCGCCGATACGATCGATGCGTATCTACCCTCACCTTGCGCAGCGCCTTGTAAAACGCCTGTGTTGTGAAGCCCATTTCTGAGGCGATCAACTTTACTGGCCGCACACCGTGCAGGTAGTAGAGATAGAACGCCATCTTCCCTTTCCCCTCTGGCTGTGACAGCAGAGCCAGATTGAAGTAGGAAAGATCGGCGCTCAGGATCGCGTCAGGGGCTTCGCGCACTGGTTGCGGTCGCATGCGAGCCAGGATGTTCTGCGGGATCGGCGGCGCAAACAGCCGGCGCGAGCGATGCCATTGAGCCCAGCGGCTGCAAAAGTCATCGAGTTGCTGATTGTCGTCGGTTGATTCCATGCTCATTCCCCGGCAAGTCGTTTGAATAAGGGGTTGTTGCGCGCGACATTGTCCAACAGGTCAGGCAGGTTCTTTCTGATGGTTCTGCCAACCAGGTTGTATAGCGACGGGCGCCAGCGTCGTTTCTGCATCAACTTGATGCGTTGCCGTACTTTCATGCTCATTCCCCGTTGAAAGCCATCGTGCGCAGATGGCGAGCGGTCAGTTTTGCTGCAGTTGAGTGGGCGGCGTCCATCGGAACGTCCTCGCGCGCTCGCTTTGAACCAGGTCCCACAGCGCCTCTATGGCGTTAGCGTCAAGCTTCTTCTTGCCGCCGCTCTTTCCTGCTTTGGATTGCTCGGCGGGAGTGGGGATGCGGGCCGAGCCTTTCATATGGGCTCCAATTTGACGCCACACATGGTGTTTCCACATATCGGCATAAAAGGGGCGTTGCCTTTTCCGCAAACAGGGCATTTCCATCCCACGTTAGGGCTTGGCAGCCGATAGTCATTGGCGCCAACCTGTTGAGTGACAGTTTCTGCGGGGTTACCGAGAATGCAGCGCAGCCCCTGAAGGCATGCAGTTCTCTGGCACTGAAGGCCAGTCTGTATGCATGTAATTGAACTGATTTGCATCATCACTTGCTCTCCTCAGTCACGCCGCGCCAGTAGTCCGTCCCTACCCACACGCCAATCTTCGATTCGCACGATTCGCGGTCCCATTCACCGTTAGCGAAACGCACGCGCTCTGCACGCTGAATTACGCTGCCGTCGTTCAGCCGGCGCTCCAGGTCGTACCAGCCGTCACGAATGGGCGGGGTCTTACAGGGGATCCAGTCGGTGAGAGTCATGATGCTTTCTCCGTGAGGCCGCGCCATTTGTCAGCGCCTCCGTCCAATAATCCGAACCATGAGATCAACGCATCCTGTTCTGCATTTCTGAGCCAATCGATTCCGTTGAACCAACGCATTTGTATGCGCTCCGACCGGGCGAATTTAACTTCGTACCATCCATGCCTAGCGGGATAAACAGTCGCCGGAAACCATTTAGTCCTTTTCATTAACCACCTCCGAAATCATCACGTAGCACTGGCCGCCCTTCGTGATCGGCCCGCGCAGAATGTGCAACTCGTCTATCTGTTCGTCATCGTCAAATACGCCTGCATGCTCCAGAGCGTCACATAGGGCCTTGAGCCGGTTATCCAGGTCCGATGCCCTCCGGTCCCTCATGCACAGCCGCACCGCCATGAACAGCCGCGAGGCACCAAATTTTAGGCATTCCCGCTCGGCGACTATCTCGGCTACCTGCTGCCTGAAGTCTTTGCCGGCCTGCGTGATGTACATCCCTCTGGGAGACTTGCGCCAATAGCTGTTCACCGAGGGCGGCAGCGGCAGAGTGATGAACTGGGACAGGCCGGTAGTCACCAGATCACCCCGTCAGCGTGCAGCATCACCAGAGAGCGGATATGCGCTCCGTGCCATGCCTTCTCGACATCGCCGTATGTCACACCAGCAGGCACCTTTCGCTGCCCGTCATAAATCGCATCGCAATGCGTGCAGGCATATGCGCCGCAAAGGTCGTCAGCCTTCAGCGACATGCCCTTCCCACCTGCCTCGCCGCGGTAGTGACTCCAGATGGTCGATTCCGTGCCT